GTGGGAGCATGTATCTCCCTTTGATTTATGGTGGACGCCCGGGGTCACCGACATCGAGGACGCCCAGGTGATCCACCGGATACGTGTCACACGGACCGATTTGAACGATCTGATTGGGATGCCGGGATATAACACCACCAACATCCGGGCGGTTTTGGATAATTACGGCCGGCAGGGCATCACCGAAAATTGGGATAGTACTGATGCGACGCGGGCGGTTCTCGAATCGCGTGAGAACCCGGTTTACAATATGAGTAATCTTATCACGACGCTGGAGTTTCACGGTAACGTCCAGGGTCGGATGCTCCTGGAGTATGGCTTCTCTCCTGCCGAGATTCCGGACCCGCTCCGGGACTATGCCATCCAGGCCTGGTTGATCGGGAGTTACCTGATCAAGGTGCAGCTCTCCCCGAGTCCGCGCCGTCGGCATCCGTTTTTTCTGACGTCGTTCGAGAAGGTACCCAGTACCCCGGTGGGTAACGGCATCCCGGATATTATTAGTGATCTCCAGGAAGTGGCTAACGCCAGTTTGCGTTCCGTCGTAAATAATATGAGTATCAGTTCGGGCCCCCAGGTAGTCATCAACGAGGATCGTCTGGCCGGTGATAATAACTCGGATGAGTTATATCCCTGGAAACGCTGGCGGACGACCAACCCGGCAGTCGCGGGATCCACCGAAGCAGCGATAACTTTCTTTCAGCCGCAGTCCAATGCCCAGGAACATCTTGCCGTTTTTAATGCGTTCTACGGCCTTGCCGACGATATGTCGGCTATCCCGAAGTATCTATCCGGTAATTCTCCCGGAGGAGGCGCAGGTCGAACAGCTTCTGGCCTCGCTATGCTTATGGGAAATGCGTCGAAGATCCTCCAGACCGTCTGCGCCAACATCGACCGCGACGTCATGACTCCTCTGTTGCGCAGCCTGCTCGACCTGTGCTGATGAGCGACACTTCGGGACTGCTGACCGGCGAAGAGGAAGTCATGCCCAAAGGCGTGGTCGTTGCCGTCCAGCGGGAGACCCTCAGACAGCGCCAGCTGGAGTTCTTGCAGCTCACCGGGAATCCGATCGACATGGCGATCATCGGACCCAAGGGCCGGGCGAATATACTTCGGGCCGTCTCGACGGGCATCGGGCTCGACGGCGAGGAGATCGTGCCGACCGACGACGAGCTTGAGGATCAGCAGAAACAGGCCGCCCAGCAGGCCCAGATGCAGGGCATCCCAGGTCATACCCAGATGCCGCCGATGCCCCCCGGCGGCCCTGGCAGGGGTCCTCCCGGTGGCGCAGGTGGCGGCGGTGCAGGTCCACAAGGGCCGCCGGGACCGCCCGGACCCCCGACCGGGGTGCCGGGCAACCAAGCGCCCCGGCCGCCCGCGCAGGCCCAGGGTCCACGGGTCAACGCAGCTAATTCCCGGGTAACCTCCGGGGGTCCTAACGGGTAAACACAAGGAGAACATCATGGCTAAATCAGGCGGATCGGGCGTGAAGAAGTCCTGGGGCACCCTGGGTGGCAACGGGAAAATGCACGCGTTCGCGGGCGCAGGAGTCCAGAAACCAGCGGTTTCCTCGCAAGAGGGCCATGCCACAGGAAGACGCGAACAAAAAGTCTCGGCGGGTAACGGGCACGGGTTTTATAGTTCTGGGGTGTCGAACAGATCCTATGCTGGAACCCAATCGCCGGGCGTGAGTGCAACTACCCCCTCCGGGGGAAAATCTAAATTTGCCTCGGGCGGCACAACCAAGATGTTCGGCAACACGGGTTCGAATCGCGTCGAGGGCGGCCGGACCTCCAAGTAATTTCCAAGTAGGTTACTCCGATGGGTAATTACGATCGGAACATGGGCGGCACGAGATTTGGTCGTGTGGCGACGCCGCGTCCCGGCGAAGCCCTACGCCTGGACAACCGGGTTCTCGGGAGTAATACCCGCAAGCAACACCTGACCGAAATGTCCGGCACGTCTCCGGGCAAAATGGGATCGAAAGCTCTCACGGGTGCGCCCAAAACTCCGTCGGAAACCGGTCGTTCGCCTACGAACAGTAACCCCGGTGGTTCGAACACGTCGTATATGCAGGACTCCGCACCGCACAAGCAGTTGGATAGTTTTAGCGTGGGAGGTCCTGGGTTCCCCAAACCCTGGAGATAACCATGCCCAAGTTCGGAAACGCTAAGGGTAAACCCCCGCCCGTCGCGACAGGAAAATACTCCCGGCACGAGATGCTGCCTAATAGAGCGGCTCTGAATCAATTAACCGGCGGCAACCCGGAGCAGAGATCTTTAGGTAATTACGCCAAACTAACCCCAAGCGGGATCAGCGCCCCCAACACCTATCAAACCATAATTGACATGGCGAACCCCAAGACCTGATGGCGGACCCCCTACACAACGTGATGATGACGGCGGCCGAGTTGAAACTGATGGCCCCCCGGGAGTACGAGAAGTTCGTCGAGGCGGTCAAGATATTCGAATCGCGCTGCGTGGCTGACCTGGTTGCCGCAGCGGACAACGTGATTTTTCCGGCCCAAGGCAAGGCACAGATTATAACTCAGCTTCGCCAGAAGCTCGAAAACTGCCATCAGCTGAAGGCCGACTACGAAGCGAGGAACTAATGGCCTTACCTACATCCACGGCAGAAATCCGCGCCAAGCAGATGCCTCAAGGGGCAGTCGATCCCAATGTCAAAATTCCCCAGCAAATATTAGATGCCGGCAAACGTTCCGAGGCGATCCAGCATGCCATTGCCGGAACCTCCGAACCCTCGGTGGCGACCCAGATCGAGGGTGAACCCAACGGCCGGGATCCTAACGAACACCAGGAACCGCCTCCCCAGGGCCAGAATCAGCCCGCCCCGGTGCAGGAACCGCCTCCCCAGGGAAGTACTCCTCCGGAGGACGAAGCCTCCTGGGAGCGCAGATTTAAGTCTCGTGAGGGCCGCGAGAACGCCGAAATACGTCGTCAGCGCGATGCGATCACCCAGCTGAGTAATCGTCTTGAGCAGATGGAACGCGAGCGCCAGGTCCAACAACCCCAGGCACAACCAATCGTGCCGCCGGGCCAGCTCACCGAGCAGGAGATCAACGACTACGGCCCTGAGTTCGTCGACGTCATGCGCCGGGTCGCCGCCGAGACGGCGAGTCCCCTGAACGAAGAAATCAACCGCCTGCGGGCCGCCATGGGGCATGTCCAGCAGGAGACGGGTAACGCGTTCCTCCAGCGCATGAACCAGACGATCGGTGCGAGTATCCCTAATTGGGCCGAACTGAACAAAGACCCTAGATTTATTCAGTGGAGCCAATTGCCGGATGTATTTAGTGGTGCTATTCGTAAGTCGCTAATGCAGGACGCGTGGAACTCCGGGGATCCCCAAAGGGTTGCCGCATTTTTCCATAGTTTCCTCGCAGAGGAGGCTGCTACGAACCCGCAGGCGGGAAACGGGCAGCGTGTGTCACCTCCGTCGCGCATGGTCGTATCGGATAATCCAAGTCCGGTAGCGATCCCCCCGACCCCAGGAGCACCGCTGGATCTTTCTACGCTTGCCGCTCCGGGCAGAGCCCACTCGGCCGGAAGTAATCCCGCCGAGAAGCCGGTCTACACCGCCGCTGAAATCACGAAGTTTTATACTGACGTGAAGCTGGGACGTTGGCGTGGTCGGGAGTCTCAACAGTCTGCCATCGATCACGACATCATGCTGGCACAGCGCGAGGGACGCATCATCGTGGATCAACGCACTCAGCCGCCCAAAGACCCCTACATGAGGTGACTCGGTAGTTCTGGGCGGCAGCCCAGGAGCTACTCATGGCATATCCTCTTGCTGGTGCGGGCACAGTCCCGCCTATTTTCCCAACGGGAAGCACACAGCCGTCGCCGGCCTATTCGGGTACTTTCATTCCCGAAATTTGGTCAGGGAAATTAATCGAGAAATTTTATGCTTCTACGGTTCTGGCGGCGATTTCCAACACCGACTACGAAGGCGAGATTAAAAACCAGGGCGACAAGGTTCATATTCGTACGAAGCCGACCATCACCATTCGTGATTATCTGGTCGGTGGTAATCTCACGGTCGATCGCCCGGCCTCCAACATCATCGATCTGAACATCGACCGGGGTAAGTATTTCAACGAGATCCTCGATGATGTGATGGAGATCCAGTCAGATATCAATCTGATGGGGATCTGGTCAGACGACGCTTCGCAGCAGATGAAAATCGTCATCGATGCGGATGTGCTTTTGGGACTTTTGGGCCAGGCGCACGCCAAAAACCGGGGTCTTACCGCAGGCCTGATCACCGGAAATATCAACCTCGGCGTGACGGGCACACCTCTGCCCACCATCGCGGTGGTTCCGCCGACCCCGGTTGCCGGGCAAGTTACTATTCTCCAGGTGATCCTGCGTCTGGGTCAGGCGCTCGATGAACAAAACATTCCCGAGCAGGGCCGCTGGATCGTGATGCCCACTTGGGCGTCGAACATGATCAAGCAGTCGGAACTCCGGCAGGCGTACCTGTCGGGCGATAGCGTCTCAATGCTGCGCAACGGCCGTCTCGGCATGGTCGATCGATTCACGTTGTACGTGAGTAATCTTCTCCCGAAGGGCGCGATCACGGGTCCGCCGGCCTTGGCGGCCGGCGAATGGGTGATCTACGCCGGTCATGCCCATGGACTTACTTTTGCCAGTCAGGTCTCCAAGGTCGAGACGCTCAGGTCCGAGTTTACTTTCGGCACCCTGTTGAGGGGCTTGCAGGTCTATGGCTTCAAGGTCATCGATCCGGTAGCGATCTGCGAAGCAATCGTGACCGAGGCGGTGGTTCCGTAAGACACCTCCCCTGAAGGAACCAGGGACGGGTTACTCGTTACTCGCTTGGGTAACCCGCCTCCTTCGCATGGAGGCGTAACGTGCCGCTTGACGTCACACAGGGATCGACGCCGCCGGTTTCGCCTGATCCAGGCGATCTGTGGCTGAACACGGCCAACGGCCGCTATTACACCTGGACGATAGGTCCCAGCGGCGGCGGGGCCTGGGTGGTCTCCAGTGCTGTCGGCGTGGCCGGGCGCGGCCCGGCGTCGGCCTATGTGCCGATGCCGACACCGCTGAACGCGCCGGTAATCACCAACCCGACGCCCAAGATCACCAGCGCCGACGTTCCGCCGAGCACTCCGGCCAACAACGACCTGTGGTTCGATACAAGATCGGGCTTCCTGTTCATCTGGTACTACGACGGAAATACCTACCAATGGGTGGTGACCAACCCCGGACGGGGATCCGACGTGCCGCCGCCCGCCACGGTCGTGCCGGCGGTGATCAACTCCGATCCAGGGATAGTTCTTACGCCGGATCCCTTGCTGGGTATCGGTTCGATCGGCGTCGATGAAGCGTGGATTGATAATAAAATTGATACGGCAGTCGACGGGGCAATTGGTGCCCTGCCAGCATACCTGCCCCTGACCGGCGGCACGCTGACGGGTCAGCTCAATTCAACGACGGCACTGACCGGCGCGAACGCGCCCCCCATCAACGTCCAGCAGACGTGGAACAACGCAGCGACGGTGTTCGAAGGTATCAAGATTAACATTACGGACACGGCCAGTTCCGGTTTGTCGACGCCTTATACGTACAATTACGGGGGTGTGAACCGATTTCAGGTGAACCGGGCGGGAAGTGTTATTTCACAAGGTAACGTGGTTTGCGGTGGGACTCTGGCTCTTAGCTGGTCCGGTCGCGGTTTTATGACGGCACCTGCTGACGGTATCGTCCGGATAGCCAACAACGCGCAAACCGACTTCA